TATTAAGTTTGTCTTGGGTCAACAGTGAATGAAATGGTTTGTGTAACACCAGTATCTACACCTTGAATTCTAATCTTTGTTGTGATACTACTACGAACATCTTTAGCACGAACTGTAACCTCTGTTGAACCCTGTGTTGTTCTAATCAATGTTCCTGAGATATTCTTAGCACCGCCCGGAACAAACGCTGAAGTTAATGTTCCATCTGTTATGTTGGCTCTGGCCTGAACTGAGGCCAGCGCGATCGTTTCGTCAAAGTTACCCTCTAACGTAGCCGCGTCTTCATTGAACAATGTAATTACATAGTCTTCGCTTGACTCCGGCGGGGTCGGTGTGTAATTAGCTGTCTCCGGTGTAAACTTAAAGTTATCAGTTAGCGCTGCCGGACCCGTTGCAATGTTAATTGAATCTGCTAAAGTGAAGTCTTTCAAATAAGGCAAAGCACTCAAATTATCTGCGGTATAAAGTTTATAACGTAGAGCTTGTGTTTCGTCTGGGATTGCTTCTAAAACAGGCATACTCTCAATGATATTTGCATAATAATCTGTTCCTAATGGATGAGCAGTATTGTATAAACTATAATCTACTTCATCATCAGAAACCGCCCATTTGGTAATGTTAAAAAAATCACCTCCTTGACTAAGACGTTCTCTTCCTAGTTTTGTAAGAACAGCGTCAACTGTAATTACTGTATTATCTAAATATGCCATACTCAAATCTCCTAAGTTGTTCTAATATAAGTATTATGTATTACCACTTTAATCACAGTCAGCACATGGTTCTGGAGCGCCGACTGTTAATGTGTTTCCTTCAATATCAAATATTTCATATGGGAAACCGCCATCAGCAGATGTTGTCTTGGTATTTAACGTTCCCAAATACGTTCTTCTAAGACCACCTAAAGTTACGTCCCTACAAAACTTAAAATGTCTATGTGTGTATTCCAGTGGAATTTTGTTTTGCCAATCCACTGTTAGATCATCTACAACCGTTGTTTTTATTTGGTCACCGGAACCAGAAATATAAGCAGAACCCGTTGTATTAATTACTCTGACTAAATCTTGATAAATTTCTGAACGTCTTGTTACTAATTGCCAATTTCTATCTTGTTCTGGCGGATTTGTTGAAAGGACTGATGGATTTGATGGATATCCCGATCCAACAAAAGCAAATTGTCTTCCATTTTTAGAAAATAATTCTCCACTAGAACCAGTTAACCCGGGCGACTGTAAAGCCACATCACCCCTTCTGTACGATTGACCACTAGTCCAAGTACCCCTATCATTTGGACCACCATTTTCTAACATATAAGAAGAAGTTACTGAAACGTCTCTACGATTATCTACATAATATAATCCATATGGACTATTAAAGTACGTTGATGCTTCTCGTACATATGAAAATCTAGAGTTTGGGGGCAGGGACCAGATATCACAATGTGAACCAATTCCGACCAAGTTAACTTGAATGTTGCCAGTAATATTTTCTTTATATGTTCTTGGTAGAATTGCTTCTAAAGCACCAAACGAACTTGTGTTTCCAATCATGTCACCAAACACAAATTCTTCATGATTGGTTAATCTAGTAGTTCCTTCATAATAATCATAGCTACCTGTCATTGATAATAAATCAGTAGCATTAACTTCTGCGCCAAAGTTGTTTATACTATAACTCGAATCATTGTTATTAAACAATCCATATACTTCAGTTGACAATATCTGATCTGGATCTCCCCTAAGTGTACTTACATTAACATCGAAAGAATATACAGCATCACTTTCAAAATCTAACGAGCGACGGGAAGTTTCACCACTAAATTTAATATTTTCTCTATTATTGACCTTTGTTCTATTTAAAATATTTGGTCTAATGACAATTCCTTTTCTAACTCGTGATCTAGCAGGTAAAAATTCTTCTATTGAGTCGTAGAATAATTTTAAAAACTTATCAAAGAATCTAATAAATGCATTATGATCAATAGTTGGTGCTAGTTCACGAATAAATACCTCTTCTAAGTCATCTAATCCTGAGTAACTGTCCTTATTCGTATCTTGTGGGTCGCCTAAGTATTGACCAATATTAACATTACCAAATGAACGTATGATCTCTCTATCAATTCCATCAATCGGTGATATAGAAACGTCAATATCATTTGTAGCTACACTACTGGATAAGAATTTTTCGTAAATAGCAACAGTTGTGTCTTTACTACTCAATGACATGGTTGCTGGTGAATCTGGAGCAATTCTAATCATGTCGGTAGTGTTCGAAGTAGCACTAGCATCATATGATTGTTGAATCACAGTTCTAATATATCTTGTCGTATTGTATAGTGGGGATGTGCCTACTGGGAAATTACTACCACTTATGTTGGTCAAATCTAATGCAGCAGATTTGCTTACATATGGAGAGGTATTTGGTATATATCCATCACTAGTGACATCTGTTGGTAAGTTAAATGACAATCTAACATATAAATCTTCAAGAGAAGAAGTATAAGTATTACCAGCATATATGCCTGGATTTTCTGCAAATTCAATAAATTTAGTTTCAGTGATTTGATCACCAAACATTCTAAATTCATCAATGGATATATTACTATAATCAGCAGCATCACTTGAAGAAGCGGCCGGGATACCAATATATAATTCATCTAACCCTGACCAATCAGCGCTCATACTCATTTGAGTTTCTTGTAATGATTGCGTAAAGGTTGTATCTTCATTTTCTATTTTTCTAACATCTAGTATAGCACCACCAGCATTATATTTTAACTGTAATGATACAAAATTTTCATCAAACAAATCAAAATAACTACTAGTGACTAAGGCAGTTGATCCAGAAAGGAGATCAATTCTACCCGTGTTAGCATAATAGGTGTTTGTTAGTCCGTCTGGGTGGAATGTTGCTTGAATTGTATAGTCATTATCAAGTCTAAACACCGGCTGTGTTCTGTCGTCTAATAATGCAAATCTAGCTTGTATAGTTTGAGGTGATCGTAAACTAGAACTAAATGGAACAACTAAATAAGAACCACTTGGGACGGACAATGCAAAGTCTTGTTCAGTGGTTGTTACTTTTTTTGGTTCTAAACTAGTATATCTATTCGCTATGCCTTCTCTGATCGTGATCAAATCTGGATTTATTCCAAAAACATTTAATAATGAATTGACCGATTGCTTAGTTCCTTTAGTTCTTAGTAAGAATGGTAAAGCGTGTAAGTATCGTTTATAATATTCACCAGCAATATCCTTATAAGGATCATTTGTATTATTGCCCGTTACGTAATTTACTAACTTTTCTACACTATTAATACTTGGTGCACTAACACCAAATGATTCGAGAACTTTTTTAGCCATGTCCGCAGAAATTTCTTCATCAATTTTAGGATATCGTGAGGATATGTTTTCTAAATTTGTAATATATGATTTCACGTTGTCAAAATGATGACCAATCATCTCAGTAAATTTTACAAAATCGCCAGAGAATTCATCTTCATTAATATACGTTGGAACATTTTGACTTAATATATTTGGATTATCAGTGTCATAGTCAGAAGCAATCACACTCATTGATGTGTACCAATTTGATGCGGAAGTGTGTGTGGTTGCTAGTGGTATGCCTAATATTTTTGGATAGGTGTAATCATCTTTTTGATATTCGATTGGTGAATAGTACTCGTCATTTGAACTACTATATTCTAATCCGGTTCTAAACCATAGTTCTTTTTCATATCCATCGAAGCTACGAATAAGTTCTTGAACTTTTATAGATGTATTAATACTAGTATTAACAAAATCTGTGGGAGGTGTTACTGAACTAGTTATCATATTATATACGTTAGATGATCCAGTTAAACTAGCATTACCACTACTATCAATAACCAGCTTCCCAAATACCGTTTCGTAATTACCTTGATTGGCAGAAGAAGCGGATATATTTAAACTTTCAATAAACACAGGAGCATCAATTATATATTGTTCTACTTGTTCTAATTTAGCTTTAAATACGTCTAATCTTTTTTGTGCAGAACCAAATGTAACAAAATTATTAAAATTTGAATAGTTTACATTAATGTCCATTCCAGAATTTTCGTTATATAAATTTTCTAAAATTCCATTAGTGACAAAGTTTTTATAATCACTATCACTTATATCAGCAACACCAGTAGCACCAGCTATTCCCGAAATTAATTCTTCGAGGGTGGCGGTTACTCTAGAATTTTTTCCAATTGGAACTTGAGTCGCTGGTCTAAGTTGTGGAATTAAGAATTCGTCAATGGTTAAGAATCGCATTTTTTCAAATACACTACTTAATGTTTCTCTAGAAACAAATGCACTTGTGTTTAATGGATATTGTGTGGTGTCTAGAGGTTCTGCTAACTTTAGTGCAATTTCTGGATAGCCGTTTATTGAAGTGTTATCAGCAGGATCATAAACAGCTTCACCATTAGGCGTGATACGATTAGGTAGTGGTTTCCAATTTAAAATTGGAATTTGTCTATCGTCACGAAGATTAAGTAATGTTTTGCCGACTCGCATATCGTCGTAATATAATTCAAATTTTGGATCGAACCTAGACAACAATACATCTCGCAATACACTACGCATATTAATAGTTACGTGTTCTTCAACCTCAATAGAAACATTAAATGGAATTGTTAATTGAGTAGATACTGTCGTTTGTAGTACAGGTTCTTCTGTTGGCTCTAGTGTAGTAGTAGTAGTAGTAGTAGTAGTAGTTTGTGTGGTATTAGTTTGACCACCAATAGGAGAACCAGAACTTTGGCCGGAATCGCCCGAAGTATCACGGGTGGGGTCTTCCCTATCAATTAGAGTTTCATCTCCACGTAATATGTCCTGTCCTTCACTATTCCTAAATGACATCTAGAAGGCTCCATTTCCGGTTGCTTCACCACTATCACTACTATATCCATCTGCGTTTATCAACACAAACGATGAACCATCATTCGGTTGTCTAATTGTCTGGGGATTAGTAGCAGCTACGGTTCTAAATTCATACTCACTAAATGTTTCGTTATTTGGTACTAACCCTATAGATATATATCTATTGCCATTAGCAATTGTTTCTGCCTTCAATAGTGTTCTTGATAGGTCATCGAATGGCTGTCCTTGGGAAACTCTTCTTGCGTATTCACCGGAATTTGATGGAACATAATTCCATTCACCATATTGTTTTGATTGACCGGGGTTATGTTCTACTTCTCTAAATTGTAAATATCCATCAATGAGAGGACTAATATCATTTTCATCAATTCTCATTCTGTATGTAAGTAATTGTGTTCCACGCGGTCCACTATAATCTGAACTACCTACGTTTAGGATTAGCCAATCAGATTTACCAAGAGATACAGGAATGCCGTCACTGTTTAGATAAGCAAAATCTTGTAAAGTAACATCACTAAAGTTTAAGGTGATTAATTGTGTATCGAATAAACTCAAATCAATTTCTTCTACTTCTGGGGTTAGAGTCTCACCATCTATTCCACCACCTCCATCACCTCCACTACCAACATCTCTCGTTAAATTGAATGTGGTCATCTGTGCGTCCAATTGTGAAGAAACTCTATTACCATTTTCAGTAGTTTCTTTTAAGATAGCATAATGTGTTAAATCTATTTTACCAACATTACTATCCATCTGACCACGTATATTTAGTTGTTCGCCTGGCTGAATTGGACCATATCTTTGTGTTCCTAAATTAGATTCTGGTGACAATTCTATTCTGGTAGCACCCAATACTTCTATAGAACCGGGAACAACACCCGAAGCACCAACCTCAATATAATACTCTAACACATCGTCATCGGCGACTCTTGCACCAACTGTAGTACCATCAAAGAAAAATGTTCGTAAGAAAAGATTTGGTATATCAATTGTGCCGCCGAAGTTTTTGTCAACGAAGTTATTGAGTTCCTGTTCTCCCTCAAACATCCTAGTAATGTATCGGTTATCTGGTATTAATATTTCACCACTCGTTACATTCAATCTTTGAGTTGTTCCTAATAATTGATTTCCAAATCCGTCCAGATATCCATTTTTATTAAATGTAATGTCCCAATTATCATCAACATCACCAGCAGTACTGGTTCTATTGAATTCAAAAATATAAGAATTTGGTTTGTTGGTGTCATAACCAAATCCTCTTCTTACCGCCTGACTTCTTGGTTCTTGTCCTTCAAATCTAGGAACAAAAATGGCTCGATATAAATCTATCGTATTGGGAGTAGTTTCTTCAATTACGTTAGTTGGAACTATCTGTGATGCCCCAGTTTCATTATCTAAAAATAATTTTACTGCGATTTCTTTTTGTGTTTCTTCTAATGATTCAAATGAAATTCTGTTTGTATCTAAAGCAAATCTAAGACCAATAGTTAATTGAGTAGATGCTTTATTAACCAAAAGTTGTCTATTAAAAATGTGATTTGTAATATTACCATTCAATGTTTCTACGATAGATTTAACTATACGTACACTGAACGGGAACTGTTTTTCTATTCCTTGTTGTGTAAAATCTTCTAATTGTATTGTTTGGTTATTTAAATTGCTCCCATCCTGAGACTCAAATAGTATTTCAAATGTATCATTTGTTCCTTGTTTAGGAGGAAATGTTACAGTGATATTAGTATCACCCCCCTGTGGAACATACTCTATTTGATACGTTTCAATTACATCGCCTAAGGGCGCAATATACCCATCCGTATAAGTTTTTGTAAACTTACGAGTGTTGTTTGTTATATCTTGGCCAGAAGGCAAATGTAATATTTTTATACTCATTGGTTAACTATAAAGGGTACGGGTCCAGAATCATTTGTGTTCGTAGATACTAAATGATTCTGGACCACTTCGGATAGTATCACTTCTAATTGACTTTGAAATCTATTTTGTTGAATTCTATAGCGGCGGCCGCCCGGCTTATCTGAATTTTGTTCATATCTCATCCAATCACCAATATCAAAATCTATATGTTTTATTAAATTTTCTACAAACTCAGAAAATGTGTATTGTATATAATTATCTACTGTTGATATTTTATTTAATTGGGATTCAGACATTTTGCTTAGTGTGTCCTCATATAATCCATCTACGTCATTAAAGTAAGTATTAATCAACTCTATAAAGTCGTCATAAAATATTGATGTAAATAAAAATTGTTCATAATCTCTAGAAATTCTTGCATTTAAATTAACTTCACCTGACCCATCTTGATTTGGGTTAGCGTGTAATACAATTTCAGTTTTTGACGGAGATATAGTTTTTATTCTCCAATTGATGTCATCATATGTTCCAACTTCGTCCGCGAAAAAATTAATAATAACATCATAAAATCCAGATGGAAGACCTTCTAAATATTTTACTTGTAAACTTTCTGGATTGCTGTAATCGTTTCCATTTCCCGGCTTCCAAATGTACAATTCTAATTTAAAATTTCCATCGTCTATAAATTGGCCAGTATCATCTAGATTATCACCACTAAGTACAACATATCCTTCACTAAGTGGAATAGAGGTAGAATAAATTAAAGTTTCGGTATCTGGAACATAAAAATGTAATTCTACAAACTCTCTGTCTTTGTCTAGACCATAATAATATTCAGATTCTTTTCGATTAATTACATATTCTTCGTCCACTAAAACGCGTTGTATTCTTTGACCAGATACTAATTTTGGGTCATTAATATTTTGTTTATAATTTATAGCCTTAGACATTATATTTCCTCAAAATTTACAGCAGTATATAAGTCATCGTATGTTCTTATAATAGTGGTGAACGTATTTGTTTGTACTTTAACTACCTGCGATTCTAGATTTCTTTTGCTAGTTCCCTTAACAATAATTCTTTTTACATTATTGGGGTATATTGCGTTTTCTGACAATGGATATGGAGAAAGCACCTCCAAGGTGGTTAATCGCAAGCGTTGCGCTCGGCCTATTCGTCCTCCCGCTATATCACTCATGTTACCTTAAACCTAAATGGCTTTGTTATCAAAATTTCGCCATTTAAAGTAATTTTTAGTGTTAAGTCATAAAATCTATTTTTATAAAGTGGAGTAGTATCTAACAACACATATGACGCTACCGAATCACAATCAACGTGTGAATATTGATCAAATGGAACCACTGTAGTTCCTGACCCAGCATCAACAATACTAAATTGTGACCCAGAAGGTAAGTAATATTTGTTACGGAATCTAGAAGTATTTGTATATGTCTTAGAAGGATATTTATCTCTCACAGTAAAATATAATTTACTTTTTTCATTTTTTATATATCTATCTTTTAAATTTTTTGGCGACAATTCTACATCAAAATTTGTTAATGCCGACAATGATCCTGTATTAAAAGTTTGATTTAGCCAAGCTAATTCTAATCTGGGTTCGTGTACCGTGTGTGTTTGTCTGGAGAAAAATCTAATATTTCCTTCATTAGAAACTTCATCTTCTGAACTACCAGTAAAGAACATAATCAATCCGTAATTACTGGTCACTGATGATCCAGAAATCATCGGAGCAATTAAGTCAGTTACATTGATTCGTAATTCATCATTAGTTATGTCAGATACGGACTGACTAACCACAACATCTGTTAAATAATCACTTCCACTAACATTCCATGTAGATCCGCTCGTTTTAATTTTCCAAGTTACACCGTCATCGGACACAAAAGGTGTCTGCATCGAATACCCAGAACCTTCGTTCCAAGAACTTGATACTTTACACAAATATATGAATTCATCTTGATGTAATTTTTCTGCGTGAGCCACTGTTAGATTAAGAAACACTGAAGATTCTGTAGGGGCTCCTTGTAGATCAGTCAGATCAAATTGTATTAGTGAACGAACAGCTCCATTGATATATTCTCTATCACTTTTTAACTTACCAACTTCTAATATTTCATCATATCCAGTATTTAGTGTGCTGAATACTTCATAAATAGTAGCATCTTTTATTGGTTTTAAATATATTCTACTCATTGTAGTGCCGTCCCTACGATATCGTTTTCTGGATAACGTAACTCAAATATACATGGGTCAGCTGACGGGTATACAATATTATTACTTCTATTAGGTCCCGTAGCCGAAACGTCATAACTATATGGAGCATAATCTCTACCGTCACGTTGTTGATATTTGTTTACAATATCAATGTTAGTTACCGACTGTACTCCTTCTATCCTAGCAATTTGTAATAACACATCATCTACCAAAATTGGTTGATTTATATTCCAATCATCAATGTCAAAATATCTTGCAATCGAATCAGAACATTTAGCTAAAACTTCATATGAATTAAATCCTTTGTATGTTACAATAGTATAATTTACTCCTATGGAAACTCTAAATGCGTCTAAGATATTAATTCTATCGGTCATCATTCTATAACCTTTTAAGAATTTTTTTACATTTCTTTTTACTTCATCATTTAAAATAGTAAGTCTTCTGTCACTATCGTATCCTAACATATAAAGATTTACATTATTATTAACTGGGGAATCATCCACGTAATCAATGTCATCGTCAATACTAGGCGTTTCTCCAAATTCATCTTGAAACTTTCCAATATCACTAATTCCCGCATCATTGATAGCAAACGCTTTAGAAACAGCACCATATTTAGATGGCATTGATAATATACGTTTTTCGTAGTCAGTAGAAGTAACGATTCTTCCCTGAGCATTTACAAATCCTATAGCTGCTTGTCTAATTTGTTCGGTGGTTGGATTGTTTAATCCACCCGTAGCCGGTTCTTCATTAATTATTGTAATACTAGAAACCATTGTATTAAATGTTGCTAAATCACTTCCGTTTAATGTTCTAGTTTCATTCAAAGTAATTAAATTGTTAACCTTTGTAATTGTTCCCGAAGGGACGTTTGATCGCAACCCATTAGAAACTCTATAGTTAATTGTTAATGTGGTGTTTGCTGGAGCTAGACCAAATGAATCGCTGTTTGTAAAATTTAATGTGTCTAACGAAACATTGGTCATGTTCTGTAAGTACTGTTGGTCATACACCGATTTATAGTCTGGGTTTTCATATACATCACTTAGGTCACCAGTTCCCGAACCGAATACTAATTCAATTTTATTATTTCTATTTAGTCTGGTAATAAATCTACGATTAACTTTTACCGATTTTATTGTATATAGAGGAGCAGTTGATGATCCAAGAATATTCGTTACCACATCTTCAAAACGATAATCTTGAGACAAATTATCTACCTCATACCACGTATTTCCTTCCGCATCAACAACCGATACAATTTCTACTGCATTATCGTCTTGGATTTCAATTTTTAAAAATTTAGTTGGATTATTAACTATTCTTTCTAATGTTTTTTCTGTTGCCGATACCAATTTACATACTTTAGAAACTATATACGTAGAAGGTAAACTAGTTCCGCTGTCCAGTGAAAATGTCTGAACAGTTCTGTTTTCACTATCTCCAAAATCACAAATGTCTTGCGTTAAAAATGTTCCAGCATCAAATTGTGTTGTTGCTCCGAAAGATGATCCTGCTGATATTCTTGGTAAAAATCTAGTGTCTAAATTACCATCACTGTCAGCAGGAACAAGAACAGACAATACAGCCTTACAATGTGAGGGGGAAGTTAATCTTGGTTTAAATCCTAAACCCTGTGCAATTGCAACGATATTTTCTCTTTCTTCTGCATATGCTAATAAACTTTCTTTAAAGGAATTATCTGTATAATATGAAAGAACGTCACCAACATAAGAAGCCATATCAATAAAAATAGAACCAGGCGATGCATCGCTGAAATCTTGATAGGTATCTGGAAAATAGAACTTAGTAAAATCGACCAAATTTTTCTTAAACTCAGAATAATCTTTGTTTAAATACTTTACCTGTTTTTTATCTATTTGGTCATTGATAACGACCGCTGAAATTTTACTAATTGCCATTTAAAATCCTCAAATATTTATCAATACTTCGTCACTGAAGTTTGGATTTTCAGATAACCTGTACTTTACGTACATTTGAGCCCTATAATTGTTTATATCGTCGTCGGTTGGTTGAAAAACAAATTCTTCTAAGTTAAGATATGGCATCCACCGCTCAACCGCTTCTTCAACAGATTGTCTAGCATTTACAGAAAAATCACTATTATTAAAATCAAAAACTAATTTATGAATGTTACATCCAAATTCTGGATTATTAAATCTTTCGCCAGGAATTGTTAAAATCAAATTAATAAAATTACTTTTAACTTGTTCTAGAACAGTTTCGGATGTTTGAAAATATCCACCCGATCCCCGTTCTAGTGGTAATGTAAATCCCCTAGCCATTTACTAGATTCCCATTTTTTTCATTAATGAACCATAATCTTTATTCATGGCTTCGAGTACATCTTTATGTTTTTCTCCAACAGCACCCGCTTTAAATGACGCTGGTGGGGCAGCTGGGTTAACTAATACATTACTGGTATTAAATTGCATCGTATCCATTCCCATGTTTTGTTGGAACATTTCTCGTAACTGAGCACGCGTCATATCAGCTGCTGGTGATTGTGGTTTAATAGATTCAGTTTGTAGCTGCGGAGAAGATGTGGGCGATCCGCCCATAATAACATCAAACATTTCAGCCTTAACTTCTTTGATGATTTCGGCCTTTTGGTGTTCAACTTCTTTTCTAACAAATTCTCTAATTAATTTTGATAATTCTTTACTCGTCATAATAAAACTCCCATAGTTCCTTTATAAATAGTTTAGTCTCTTATTTTAACCAACTTACTTTTAATATCACGAACACTCAGTTTCGTTGGTGTTATTCTACCTAGAGTTATTTCTGATAGAGGTTTGTATGGAATAACAATTGTTCTAGCTAACTCTTCTATGTGATCTAAAATTTCATATAATACCGATTCTAGTTCATTATACTTAGCAACAGAATTTTTTTTCTCAACTGTTCCCAAAAATATTTGTCCACCCAAACTAGACACCGGATTTAAATAAATATCATTTCCCACATCAACAACCATATTTCTGTTACTGCCGAAAATAGTATCTCGTTCTGATGAAAGTATTACATCATTTTCTTTTGAATTTAAAACAATTCTACCACTGTTTAAAATTGCTTGATTTTCGGACAGAACAGTTTTACTATTTCCCGTTCTATCATCTATGGTTTGTGTGTAATCTATTATTCCCAATTCTTCTAATGTAAAAAAATTAGAAGAAAAATAAAAATTTATATCTTGATTTTCTGCCATAACAAAACACGAAGAATCTAAATTTACATCTTCTACAGTTAAAGCATATGGGGTGTCTTTCGTAGTATTTGAATTTTGTTTTTGACCAACCCTCATGATTAAAATGGCATCATTTTTACCACTATTTGTTGGTCCCAATACGGTTGTTCCAGTTTTTTCATTAACAATTGTATTTTGATTAAATGCGTCCTGCATTTGTGAAGAACCAAGTCGTATTGTAGACCCATAACGATTCTGAATTAGTATATCACCATCAAAACTTTTTAAATTCTTTACATTTAATTTTGGAACATAATTGTCATTAGTTAAATTTTCTTCAGGCACACCACCATCTGTTTGATTTAAAGAACCTTCTCTAGCTTGTTGTGATTGAACTGTTTTATTCTGTTGTGTTTTTGCAGCGTTAGAACGATTTACAATATTAGGAAATCCATTTAACTGCAATGTCTTATTTATATTAACTCTTCTTGAATAGAAATGAACACCCTGTATTTTTTGGACCATGACGGTTTCACCAATCAAGGGATATTCCATCACACCAACTTCTATCGGATATGCATAAAAAGAATTTTGTGGGGTAGTTGAGTGGCCACCATAATCAAGATATTTAAAACGAACCCTACCAACTTCAAATCCGTCTATTCCATAGTCGGAATGTTCTTCATTTATTACTACATCTATTACAGTAGCACTATTTGCATATAATCCAAATGATTTTAAATTTCCCGATACTGTGGGGTTCCAGAACAAATTACTCATACTAAGTTCTCAAATTAGATAATTCTTCTTCGACTTGTTTTGCCTCTTCCTGTAATTCATCAATTTCTATACTAATGTTGCTTAGTAGTTGACTTTTTTCTGCCTCAGTTAGTAGCATATCAGAACTAGATGCTTTAGCTCCTATGGACATAGCACGTTGTGCTATCTGTGCAACACGAACAATGTGTTCATCGTTCTTAACATTGACCTCCATAAAATCTTTAATGATTGGAGAAATGACAGCAGCATCTTCTGGGGTTCTGATCATCTGAACTAGCTTGGTTATGTACGTATTGATCTGTATTCGTTTGCTGTCTGTGTTGTCATAGATATCCTTAAATACGTCTGATAAGGTTTTGTTATCAAATATAGGTTGTTCCATGATATATCTCCGTTTAATATAAATATCAACCAAGTGGATATTTAGAAATTCTTCCCGTGTGTTGAAAATATTTAAATTGAGTTTCTACTATGTTTCTAAAAGATTTGACTACCTTAGTTATATCGCTAGTTTTACAATCTGTGATATCTCGTATCATTAAATAGATTGCTTTTTTATTGTAATTTTCTATTTGATGTGATCTAGTTAATAACAACAAAATAGCATATGCAATTTCTAAATCTTTTTCTCTAGAAAATACAGTATGTAATTTACCGTCCCAATACTTAACGAATAGTTTGATAAATTCAACTCTTTCCGAATCGTGATATGTTTCGTGAGGATCTGTTATAAGAGTATCCTGAACAGAATAGCTCTCGTCGGTCGTATCAGAAAGATAAACCGTTCTCTTTTCTTCTTTATATCTTTTATTATTTTGAAGAATAAGATAATTTTTAGCTACAACCGAAAAATAACTGAAAGACTTACCTTTGTCTTCGGTAAAATTTGGGAGCTTTAAAATTAAATAAGATGTAACTTCATTTTTAACATCTTCAAAAGTTCCATCCATATAGGGAAACTTAAATCTATTAATAACGTTTTCTGCCAATTTATCTAATGGCTTATATACATTATCTCTAAATATTTTTTCTCTGAGTAATTCGTCTTCTTCTTTATTGTAAGCTATAATAGCTTCTTGAGTTTCATTCGTCCAATAAAGATTCTTCTTTCTCCGTCTCTTCCGTGTCATATATTAACTTCCTTAACTCGCTGGTGATTTCAATTAGTTGTTCGAATACTTGACCAACTTCGTCATCCTTTTCAAACATTTCCCTACTATCTAATTTACGAGCAGTGGCTAAAATATTACTAGCTTCTTCATAAAACCATTGTATACGACCTTCATATTCATCTACTAAATCTTCATAGTTTTCAATATTACGCACTGTAACAAATGCGGAATAAAGCAAAAGAATATTACCCAAAACCGAAATAACCAGCAACGCCACTACCATATCATAGATCCTCTAAATTTAATTCGTAATCTGCAAATCTTGTCATATACCTTTGAATTGTCATTCCATTTGAATCTGTGGTTCCTACATTATTCTCTAGGAACCTCTTCATTCCTCTAGCACCAGCAAAATGTGCTCCTGCTAGAATGGACGATGGTGTAAGGTATACCCCATTGTGGGTTGTGTATCCATACACCAAAATATGATGTTGTAAACTTGTGTAATTGTCCCGTAAATACAGAACCATCGCACTGTCTTGTAACTGTGGACTATTCAAGAATTCTTCTCTTGAAACTTCATAACCCAAATGTCTCAAAGTTCTAGGACTAAACTGATACTTTCCCATAAACCCAAAACGATTAACCACATCATAACGATTGTTGCTTTCTAAGCTACCGATAGCATCCATCAATTCTTGTAACTCATGAACCTTTTTTGGTGGTTCACTTACCACTATCTCTTCTATCTCAACGATAGGTATTTCTTCTATGTTTTCTACTTCATTATTACCATTTTTAAAACTACTCATTAATACTACCAACAAAATGCTTAACATAAGCCTAATCTTCATTAGTACTCCTTGTCAAGTGAAACAATTATAACAGGTGTGGCGTTGCCTCTCGTAAACCATTGGTAGTGACCGAAACAAAATTTCCATTGATATACATCTCATCAATTGTTTCAGCACCAACATAACTCATGGCAGAGCGAACTCCGTCCATTATTTCCCTAATCACGGATTCAACATTACCCTTATAAGGTACTGTAGTAGCTGTTCCTTCAATATTTTCTAAGGTACTAGAAGATAATGTTTTCTGAACATCACTTGCTGATCCGTGGTATATTTTCATTCTCTGTCTTTTTCCATAATTACCAAAATACAAAAACTCGCCGGGGGTTTCATCTGTTCCAGCGATCATTGAACCAAGGATTACCGATGACGCACCCGCTGTAATCGCTTTGGCGACATCGCCTGGGGTACGGAC